TCAGGTTTACGGTCGTGATCGCGCCCGTTCCGGCATTGGTCACGCTTGCCCACACGCGGGAATCGTCCGCAAAGCCCGGCGCAATCATTTGAGCTTCGCCGTTCCCGTCAACCGTCGCGTTTCGCGGGTATTCGCTCTCCCAGAAGGGGATTTCAAAAGCCGTGAACGTGGCCGTCAGGCTGTTTGTCCAGCGCAGAGCGGAGAAGTTCGGCAGGGTCTCGCAGATGACGTGCAGCCGCCTTTCGGGTCGGTCATTCGTCGTCAGAACGCCGCCGAGAATCGCCCACTCCGTCACTTTCTCCGCGATGAGGGCGCGGCGAACGGTGTTCTGCTCGTGGATTTCAAATTTTACTTCGACGCTCAGGCTGTTCGTCGTGCGCTTCGTGATTCGCTGCCCGTTTCTCCCTGCAAGCGGTGTCGTCACAAGATCGCGTACGGGCGAAACGGTGCTCACGTCAAGCACATAGATTGCCGGGTCGATGCTCGACAAATCAATGCCGTTCAGTCGGCAGGCGTATCTCGTCATCATACGTTTGCATACCTCATAGCTCTTGCGCCTTTTGCAATGTTTCGGCTCACGCGCTGTGTCACAAGATCGCCCACTCTATCCGCGCCCATGTACACGCCCACGCCGTCAAGCGCTTCGCGCACAGCGACGGCGACGGCTTGACTGATGCTCTCCACGCTGATACCACCGACGTTTCCAGCGCGGTAGGCCGTCGCGTCTGCGCGGTTCAGAACGGCTTCGCCTGCATGCAGGATTGCCGGGAAGTCATTATATGGTACATAGTTAAGGCCGGTTGCCTTGCGCGGAGTTCCCGTATTGTGCCAGTTATTTCCGTATGGATTATTGGGGTTGCTGTCTCTCTTTTCAGTGTCCAGTCCCAAAAAGGTCTGAACCTTTTCAATGGCCGTTCCGGCCTTGGAAATCACGTTGTCAAACCATCCAGAAATACTCTCAAGGATTCCGCTGATCGGGTCAGAGAAGGTCGCGTTAAAGAAATTGGCTGCGTTAGTCAGCGCATCGTGCGCCCAATCATAAACAGATTTAAAAGCGTCAGCCACGTTTTGGACGATATCCGTAAGGCTAACGTCAAACTTCGACTTGAAGAAATCGTCAACTGCCGTCAGCGCGTCGCTCGCCATGGTTTGAATGGATTCAAACCATCCGGCAATCCCGGACACGATATTTGTCAGCGCATCGGCAACCTCCGTCCCGAAAAAGTCTTTTACCGCTTCCAGCGCTTTTCCGGCCCATTCTTTAATATCTTTCCAGTGAGTGACAATCGCTCCAACCGCCAAGCCGACAAGGACAAGAGGCGATTTCATGGCAATCCACGCGGTAACGATGCCGCCAAGAACAACCGCCGCCGTTTGAAAGAGAGGATCGTCAACAAAAGCGCTGAAATCCTTGAGAAATTCCTCTACGTTTTCGGCTGTCTCCTTGTCAAATCCGTTGAAAAGCAGCGCCAAGAAGTCCTCAACGCCCGTGAAAATCATGCCCGCAATGTTGCCAAACGAGCTGGCAATATCAAAAAGCGCCTGCGCGGTGTCGCTCGGCTTTTCTTCGCCGCTGCTCCACGCCAGAATCTTGTCCAATAGATCAATAACGCCGTCAAAGACATATCCGGCCATATCGCCGAGGCTTGACGCAAGCATGCCAAGACGCATCTGAACGGTTTTGTCGGACAGAAACTCGCTCAGCTTTTTCACGACTGGTGTTAGTGATTCGTAAAACGGAGCGCCAACAACGGCCAGAACATCCTTCCAAACGCGCTGCAAGTTTCCGACGACGTTCACCCAGCCATCCATTTCACGCGCTGCTTGCCCGGTTGCGCCGCTCTGGTCATAGATTTCTTGCGCAACGTTGAGCATGAGGTTTTGTTTCTGTGCTTCGGTTAGATTCGTCCACTTTTTGCCGTACAGTTCGACAGCTTTAGAGTTTCGCTGGCTTTCCGAAGTGAAAAGGCCGATAGCGTCGCCCGCCTCGGTATTGCCACGCAGGAAAGAGCGCAAGCGCACGTCTGCATCCTCAAGGCTGATGTCGTAGTATGCCGCCGCGTCAGCCGCGATGCGGGTATACTCATCCATCATCGAGAGCGCGCCCGCCGCGTCAATGCCTGCACCCTTGAACTGACTAAACGCTTTGGTGCCGACCTGCTGCAAGCGCGTTGCAAGGATGCCCGTGTCATTGCTGACGCTGGCGAGAACGCCGTTCGCGGCTTCCTCGATGCCTTCAAAGGTCGCTGCAAACTGCGCCTTTTCTGCCGCCACATCGGCTGCGGCTGTGACTGCATCCTTGGCAAAGTCCGCGATCGTCGAAAATGCGCGCTTTACGCCGTCTGCAATCAGCTGCGCCTTTGCAACCATCCATGTGTCGAGCTTTTCAAAGCCCTGCTTTGCACCCTTGATGCCCTGCTCGTATTCCTTCGAATCAAGGCCAATCTTGGCTACAAGCGTAAACAAATCCATGCTTTACCCCTCCCCTCTTGCTTTTTTCCTTCTCTCGTGCTCTTCGATCAGGTCATCAATGATCTCCTGCCCTGTTCGTTTGTCCTGTTCCACCAGCCCGACAAACTCTTCATAGCTCACAGGTTCGCTTCCCATCGCCTGACAAATGGTGGAAAGCATCTTCGCGCTGTACACGTCGCCCAGCCATTTTTGACGATCATCTGCCAAAAGATCGGAGAGTGCCGCAATTGTCGGCGGTGCTCCGTGCCTGTAAATCGCCGCCGTTACAGCTTTCCGACCGTATGCACGGACGACGTAAAAAAATCCATCAGGTCGGGGTCTGCGAGCGCGTTTTTCAGCTCCTTGATGGTCTGTATGCCCTTCTGACTGCGGATTTCCTCAACGGTTTTGTCGTTGATAGCCGCCAGAATCGCGAACGTGTCCTCTCGATGATCGCCCAGCAGCAGCGGAACGAATTTGCCGATCATCATAGAGGCCTGCTGGATGTTGTTCATGCCGCTTTTGCTCAAATCGGCGATTTCCTGAAAAGCCTCCGTCGTCTTCTTGTCAAAGCCGATCCTCTCAAGCGGTTCTGCGATTTTGCAAAGACAGACAGACAGCTCTTCGCCGTTCATCTCCGAAAGTTTCATCTTCTCACCTCAAAAAAGAAAAGCGCCGAAGGCAAAGCCCCCGGCGTGTTGTTACTGCGCCGCTCCGTCGAAGAAGTAGATCGCGCAAGGTGCGTACTCATTGTTCTCCACGGTGTCTTGGTATGCGTGGAACTCAACCGGGAGTGTGCCCTCGCCCTTATCGCTGAAAGTCAGCGTCACACCCGTGTTGTTCAGCGCGTTGTCAAGCGCGATGGCGACAAGTCCCTTGGACGTGTTGCCAAACCAGACAAGATTCTGGATATAGTCTCCGTCTTCAATATTGGTTCGCAGCTTGATTGTGGTCTTTTTCCCGACCGTGAAGGATTTGTCCTCGGTCTTCTCAGCCGTGCCGAGTGCAAGCACGAAGTTATCCGGCGTGATCTCCATAAGCGTCGCGGTCAGCTTGATATCCCAAGTATCAATGACCGTGCTGCCCTTGAACTCATACCGCTTTCCGTCCGCCTCGATGCTGCGCATGGTTGGCGTTGCGGTAAACGTGCCGCCGCCTCGCGTCGCGCCCAGCGCCTTTGTGCCGTCCTTAATAGCGGCAAAAAGGGCTTCTTCGAGCGCGCTGTATTCGGTGTAGGTGCTCAGGTCAAAATTTTTGAGAAAAGCGCCCGCGTTGAGCTGCAACCGCTCAAACGTCTGCGGCCTGACAGCCGTAACAGGTTTGCCCATTTATATCACCTCGATTGATACGAATTGATTTGAAAATTGAGATACGCGACTTTGATTTCCGGGTTTGCAATGGGCTGATACTGATCCAGCGGGTCGGCGGGGCGAATGGCGACATAGCCGTTCGCGGTCGGAAGCATGAGCAGCTCACCCACCGCCCTTGTGATCTCGTCAACCTTGGCGTTTATGCCCTTGTAGCTCTCCGACCGATACCAAACCCGCGCCTGATGACTTGCAGCGTTTCGCCAGTCCGGCTCAATGACGGTGTAGGTGATGTATGGGAGTTTCGCGTTCTCCGGCACATTGCTTTCCGGGTATGCGTCAATGCCGAACCCGGAATAAAAGCTGTATAGTGCCTTTGCCGTCTCGGTCATGTCGGAAGCTCCCACCTCTCAGCCGTCACTTGCTCAAAGTCAAACGTTGCCACGTCGGGTGGTCTGCTGTCGGTGTAGTCGCTTGTCACGCGGAATATTGCTCCGTCAGAAACGCGGCGGAAAACCTCGTGATACTCAAGCGCAACGCCTCGCGCCGTCGTGATGGTGTAGACGCTGGAAACGCCCTGCTTCTCGGCGACACGCGCTTGCAGGCTCTGATCTTTGACAATCGCCGCGTCGAACTCGTCGCCGTCCGCCCAGCTCGTTTCAAAGCCGCCTAGCCCGTCAGGGACGCGCTTTTTTTCCAGCATCACGCACGGCTGAGAAAATCTCTCGATCAGCTCTGCGTTAGTCATCGCTTATCCTCCGATAAGGGGCAAGGCGGGAGGCGAAAGCCCCCTGCCAGCCCATCGGCGCACCGGTCGTGCCGGATGCGCGGGAGTAACTGTAACCGCCGAAACTCTCGGAAACCTTGTCGGTCACCGGGTTCTTCTCCGTGTACGCGGCGATTTCTGCCGCAAGCTCTTTGACGCTTTTCGGGATCGCCAGCGCCCAGATTTCGCCCTCGAAGGTTTCATCTGCCAGTGTCTCGCCGCTCTGGTAGACGTGCAGTCCGTCGGAAAACACACTGCCCTTGATACGGTAATACTGCCCCGGTTTCAAAAAGTCAACGTCAGGGATGCCGGAAGCGATGGTGAACGTCCCAGCGTCACACCTGACGGGAAACCAGTTATGCAGATACGTCAAAACTGCTTCAAGCATTGGTTTGTTCCGTTTCTGCGGCTTTGATCGCCGCCACGATATCCGCCTTGTTCATCGAGCTGCCGACACCCTCAACGCCCTTCTCGGCGGCATACGCCAGCAATTCAGCCTTTGTCATGCCGCCAAGATTGGCGCTTTGAAGCGTAGGCGTTTCGGACAGCTCCGTTATTCCCCCGTCACAGACGCGATATACAGGCTGTTCGGATTGTAAAGCATCGGCATAAAGAGCGCGCTTGCCTTTGTCCACAGAACAGCCGGATCTTTCTCCATCCACTGAGAAACGTAGACATACGGGCTTACGCCGCTCGCTCCGACCTGCATAAACGCACCTGCGTCAGTCTCCGGCGGATCGCCCCACAGACCCTCGCCCAGGCGACCAGAAGGATTCGCCGCGAAGAGTGTGATCTTATCTTTCGGGTAGTAGCGCTTCGTCGTTCTGTTCGGGCGGCCATTCGCGCCGACACCATTTTCGACTGCATAGGTCAAATCGTTTGCGATAACGCGCTGAATGCCAAACTCCTCATTGAGATAAGCGTTGAAAGCGTCTGCGCGGACAAGCGCGCCAGCGCCAACGTTGCCGTTCACAGCCTTCTGAATCGCCGCATTGCTGCGCATTTTGGTGATGTTCGCCTTGCTGGTGTAAATGCCGGTCAGCGTCACGCCGTTGTCGGTTGCCTCATCGATCAGCGCTTGCAGCAGCTTCGGCACGTTAGCGCTCTCGGACAGATCAAGCGTCTTGGAGGTCTGCCCGGACGGAACGCCGTAATCAACGGTCAGGTCGAGGTTATTCTCCTTGATCGTCACCTTGCCCGTCGCCAGCAGCTCGTTCTTGGCAACCTTCGTGCGCGTCACGACCTGCTCCGACAGGTTGATGCCATCGCGGATGACATAATCGTACATGTCATTCTGCTGCACACCGCTTCGTAGAAGAGCGCGCATGCGCTCGGACTGATTGATTTTGACTTTAATCAGACCCTTTTCGATGTTGTGCGTATCGACCGGAACGCGGAAGGTCGTTCGTGCTTCGGTATCAAAGCCGTGGAACTGCGCCATGACGGGGATCTGATACTGCGCCGCGATGCTCTGCCAGTAGGCTACCAGATTCGCGGTTCGCGTATCGCCGAACAGACCGTCAATCGGGTCGTTCGGTCGGGCAACCTGGAACGGGATGTTCAGCCAGTCTTTCTGCGGGATAAAACCCAGGATGTTGTTTTCAAACATTTCAGCCATTTTTCTTCACCTCTTTCAGTATGGGCGCGTGATCGCCGGGGCAGTGGCAACAAAGGTGATGCCTTTCAGAGCCGTCTTTGCAGCCGTATCAACCGCCGGAGAAATCTTGTCTTCATAGACAGCTCCGCGCGTAACGATAGACCCCGGCATGTCGCCGCTGGACACGTCCACATCCTCATACAGGATGCCGACCGCCGTTGTGTCATTCGCTGGGATGACAGACCCCGCCGGAACATACTTGCCGCCGTTTGTGGCGGTTTTGACGTTCTCGTGGTCTGCCTTGACCGTGCAAGTCTCCCGCGTTACGTCTTCAGCATGAACCAGAAAATAACCAGGCGCGTAAACCGCGCCGTTTTCAGCTTTGATAAAGCTCATTTTTTCGCTCCTTCTGCCGCGCCATAAATCGCGGCGTAATAGTCCTTGGCAACCTGCGCCGCACGACTGGATGCCCCGCTGCCGCCGTTGTTGTCGGGCGGATTATCCACATTCGCGCCGTGTGTATTGGTGTTTGGGATAAAGTCCGCATAGTCGGTCTGGATGCCCTTCTTCACGCCGTCAGCGTCTTCCAGCTTGCCGTCTTTGACCTTCACGGTGGAAAGATCAGTCAGGCGTACAATGCTGTCAGCTCGCTTTCCAGTGATGCCCAGCGCGTTAAGCTGCTCCCGGTACAGTCGCTCGGCCAGTGCCGCCGATTCTTTGGCGTTCTGGTCGTTCTTGTACTTCTCAAAAGCCGCGTGTTCGCTGTCATACTTGCTTTTGTAGTCCTCTCCGTCGCCCTTTGCTTTCAGGTCGTCCAACTCCTTCTGGACGTCTTTCAGCTTCTCGGCGTCGGTTTTGTAGCCCGCCATCTGGCTTTTCAGCCCATCAACGGTTTCTGTGTGCGCCTCAACCACGCTGTCAACCTGTTCTTCGGTCAGACCAAGCGCCTTGAGAAATTTTCTCGTGAATGCCATGTTTACGCTCCTTTACTTCGGGGGCTGTTCTTCGCCCTTCGCTTTATATATGCAAACGGCGGTACTTTGCCGTTTTTGCCAAAAGAAAAACCGCTGCTCTCAGCGGTGCTTGTCAATTTTCCTGTTTGCCTTTGCCCTGATTTTCTCGATCTTTCGCGCCAGCGCGCGTTGACCTTGCCTTGTGCCGGGCGCGGATTCTCGTGCATGTTTGATCTCTTTTCGCGCTCCCCTGCGGATTTTCTCGCGCCTGAACCACTTGATAAGCCCCATTTTAACCTCCTGACAGCTCGTCTCGCATGATTTCCTTGTATTCTTCTCGGTGATCTTCAATCGCGGGTCTGATATACGGTCTGGGTCTGACGTAGGATTTACCAACGCCGCTTCCTCGTGTCGTCGTGAACTGTTCCCATTCAGGCGGCGCTTCAAAATGCGGACCCGTGCCCAGCTCAACATACGGCGCATATTCGACGTTGCTTCCTAAACTCATCACGTCACCATCAACTCTGTGCGTGATACTGTTTCTTAGCGTTCCGCCGATATACCCTTTCTTTCCCGTGCTTTCAACCGTTCCAACGGGGCACTTGTCTTTCGCATATCTCTCTGCTTGTTGGCCGATGGTCTCAAGTGCCCGCGCCTTTGCGCGTTCCAGCTCTGCCAGAAACGCCGCGCTGTTGTCGATCAGATTTCCCGTCATTGTGCGCCTCCTTCCATCCCGCCCACTCCGCGTAGGTTTTGAACGGTATCGTGTCGCGGGTGATGTTGTCGAGCCGCGTCTCATTTCGCGGCGGGTATTTGGGATTGTACGACACGAGCGCACACCGGCAGTTGTACACGTTCGCGGGTCTTGCGTTGGGGTCGCCCGGACACATGATCTCGCCCAGCTCACTTTGAAACGGCTCGTCCACGTCTACGCGCTGCCCGTCAAGCATGGCGTGAGAGTGGCGCGTGTGGTTGTCCAGTGTCGCCCGCCACTCCTTTTGCAGCTTGATACCCAGCTTCGCCGCCTGATGATAGCTTTCGATTCGCCCTGCGTTCTGTGCGTAGGTCATCGCGGTTCTCGCATGTCGCCTTGCGCTGACCTCGTTCGCCGTCGTCACGCGCTGCAATCGCTTCACAACCGTCTCAAGCGATTCGCCTTGAATGATGCCTTGCGTGATCTGCTGCGTGATCTGCGTATGATTCCAGCGCTTGTCTACCGGTATATCCACCTTTGACGGCGGCAGAAGGTCGGGCTGGTCGCGGATAAGCTTCTTGACGGTCGATGCGTCGTACAACTCAAAGCCCATGTTTATCCGTGCGCCCTTCTCAAGCGTGTAGCTCGACCAGTTGGCATTATAGGCAAACGCTTCCGGAGTCGTGTCGTTGATGATCTGCATAGCAAGCTCATTGCTATGCGTCAGCGTCTCCGTCATGTTGGCAAGCATCTGCCGCCAGCGCTTGCCTTGAAACACTTGCCCCGCCAGCCAATCGCGGTATGTCTCTTGCGTGATCTCTCCCGCTTCGAGCTGCGCACGATACTTTTTGTCGTCCCTGCGGAATTTCGCGATGAACTTGTCAAGTTTTCGCTGGATATCAGCCGCCGCGTCGGTGTATACGTCGCGGATGCGCCGCTCTAGCTCTTCGATCTGCTTGTCAGTCCACCGAACCGCCTGATCTGCCAAGCGCCGTCACCCCCGCCGTGTTTGCATAAATCCGCTCTTTCATCAGTTTCCCGGAACCTTTTCTGTTGCTCAGAGATCGCTTGTCGCGCTCAAAAACGCACGTGAAGCGCTCGTCCTCCACCTTGTAACTGCTGATAAATACGGGAGTTTTCTGCTTCGCTGCCCAATTAAAAAAGGATTCATGGTCGAATCCTTCATAACTGCCGCAGTCTGTGCCTTGATACGGGATATCTGCGTAAATCACGCTATTTTCTGGAATTTTGACGTTTTCATAGCTTTCAAATGAGATCTCCAGTCTTTGCAGTCTTTGCAGTCTTTGCAGTCTTTGCAGTCTTTCCAGACTTTGCAGACTTTGCAGCCTTTGCAGACTTTGCAGACTTTTCCTAAGCCTGTACAATCCGACAAGCTCATTGTAATCGTCGGGAAGCGGCATAAATTCCTGCATACGTTGGTACATTTCCCGCGTCGGGAACTCCCATTGTGAGCGCCCGAAGTAATGCCCAGCCATCTGCGTTCCGAGACGACGCTGAACCTCAGCCTGCGTCAAGCCTGATGATTTCAAGGCTTTCAGAAGATACGCCCTCAGTTCTTCCTCGTCTCTCTCGATATCTGCTTTCGCGTTTTTAATCAGTTCGTCAAGCTCTGCCGGTGCGTATTCTTGTTGTGAAAGCCACCACCGAATATATTTATCCTTGTACTCGGCTTCATGTGCCAGAACGTCTGCGCGGCTTCCGTCGCCGTCAATTCCCATATTTCGCAGGAGCGACGTGTCGCCGAAAACCCGCGCATAGTGCAGCGCTTTTTTCCACGGTTCTACCTGCTGCGCATATAGATAGTCGATTCCGTTATTTCCAAAGCTCCAACAATATCTTACATATGGATCAATATCTTTTAATTTTTGAAACGTTTCTCGATCAATCCAGCGCTTTTCATTTGCATATTCTCCGTATATCGCGCCCTTGAACAGTTTTAACGGCATTTCGCAAATGTCGTTCGCTATAATCCGCTCCCACTTCGGGGCAAGGCCTTCACAGATTTCAAGCGCTGCGTGTGTTATGGCACAACCGCCAGCGCAGATATCGATCAAAACATCAGCTGATGGAAGAAAACTGACTATTTTACGCGCTATGCTGTTTTTGCTTCCTTTGTACGGTATGCCATAGCGCTTCACGTCGTTTCCTCCTCCGATTCCTCGCGCACAAACCGCCCTTCTGTTTCCTCATCCAGCCGCGCCATGATCTCCGGCACTTTGTCGATGTAGATATTCGGCAGATTCTCAAGGATCGTCTGTCTGTCAAGATACGTCGCTTCCAGCATCAGCATTTGTACCTGCTCAAGCTGGTTGCTGATGCGGTTTCGCTTGAAAATGGGGGCATCATCAATGCCGATCAGTCCCAGAATCGACCTGATGCACGTTTCAATCTGGTTTTCAAAGTCGTCGGCGTTCTCATCCAGCGGTTGAAACGCAGAATTGATTGCCGTCGCGGTCTGATTTGATGCGGAAATCGCTTTGGTGTCAAACCCACCGAAATCCTCGTAGATATCCTGCCTGATGGTCTGCAAATACGCCGTCCGCGCAGCATACGGTACGTCTTGCGTATACGGCTTGATACCGCCGCCATCGCGCGTATCTGCGACTGCGATATGCTGTAAGAGGATTTGGTCGCGGAATTTCTGCAAACTCTCGTCATCCATACCGCCGTAGTTCTCAAGGATCCAATAGATTTGCGCACAGTCTTGCAAGTCGTTTGCATAGCCAGACCGGATTAGATCATAGCTGTCAATGCTTTGCTGCAACCCGATAAGCGTTGACTGATGCAAGCGGCTGCCCCAAAGCGGGACAATCGGCAGGCGGCTATAATTTTCTTCTGCGACGACTTCCGGCTCAGCGTCGGCAGGCGCTTTTGAAATCGTCTGCTTGTAGCTGCGCTTTTCGCCGTCCTTCTCAAATTTTGCATACCCGCCTTTAGACTTGTATCTCCTGTATCCGTCCTCGGTATACAGAATCGCAATCGTGGGCTTTGTGCTGTCGATGCGCCAATAGCGCAGACCCGCCCGCAAAGTGCCGTCGTTCTCGTCCCACAGCGGCACGAACTCCGTCAGCGGAAAGACGTGAATATGGTCAAAATTGAAGAAAACAAAACTGACGCCGTGAATCAGTGCCAGATATCCAGCTCTGTATAACTCGGTATCAAACGTCTTACCCAGCTTTGCTTTAGTCCCGCCGTCCTGCTTCGCTTTTCCATCGGTGTCTTTGTCGCTTGCAAAGGTCACGCCGTTGCCCAGCGAGTAGGCGCAGCGCTGCGTATTCAACCTCCGGAAGAAATTTGACGCGATCTTGTTGTTTGACGCAACATAGTTTTGCACCGATACTCCGGTAGACGAATAGATTTTCTGCACATATTCATTGACGGTTTTGTTTTTCTGATGGTCGTACAGGTCGGCAGTCCGCGCCATTTCAACCGCTTCATTTTGCTTGTGCTCTGCAATCATCTGCGAGATGAAATCTGGAATTTTATCCTCGTCTGTCGGGAAATCCTGCCACGTCAGCAACGCCATCACCTCCTTATGCGAAAAATGGGCTTTTATACTCTTCTTTCGGCTTGACAAGCCGCATGGTGCGCACTCCGTAGCGCAACGCGTCCATCAGGTGGTCATTTACCTTTATCGGCTTGTCATCTGCTTTATCGTCCCAGACATAGCCGTCAAACTCTTTCCGCAGCTCCGGCAGATTGTCGAAAATCCGCACGTCGCCGCGCTGCATGCAAACCGCAACGTCGCGGATGCCGTCCAGCACGTCGTTGTCTGCCTTGCGCACGCGGAAGGCAAGCCGTGAGCGCCTGAGCGCCGCGATGAACGATGCAGCAGAAGGGTCAATGATCGTCATCACGCCGCGCTGCTGGTCTTCCGGCAGGCTCTCGCTGACGAACCGCTCCATGTCGCGCACATAGTCCTCATCGGTCTTTTGCACCTGTGTATCGCGTCCTGAGTAGCGGTATTCCCGGAAAATATGCCAAACGCCCTCGCTTTTGCCCCATAGCAGAGCAGCGAAGGCGTTTTGTGTGCCGTAGTCGATAGAAATAAAAACATCGCGCCAGCGCGGCGGCGTGAACGGTGTTTCGAGCGCTGAGGAATAGCCGGGGTAGATCATGCCTTCGGCAAGCGACCACTCGCCCAGAATATAGCGCTTATAGTACACCGACCCGGCGTATTCTCGTTTCAGGTTTTCAATGAACTCAGGTGGCAAGAACGGGTTGTCATCTATCGTGTAGGTTTGGCTGAATATGTCCGCGTCGCTGTCCAAAAACGCCTTTAACCAATGGCTGGGATATTGCGGGTTGAACGTGCCGTCAAAGCAGGAATACGCCTTGTCCAGACGGCTTTTCAGCAGTTCAAAAACTTCGATGCTCCAATCCGCAACCTCGTCTCCGTAACAATACTTGATTGATGCGCCACGGATTTTTGAAACTTGCGTGATTTTCTCCGCGCCGAGTGCGTAACAACGTTCGCCAAAAAGCCAGATGCGATTATCACTAGATATTGTGCCGACAAGTTCATCGCCATAAATATTCCGCATAGGTTCAAGCACGTTTCTTTCAATCGTGCTTTTGGTAACGCCGAGAATGACCGTCAAGCCTTCTTTCCCGATGCGCTCCCTTATCCGTATCGGAATGATCCATCTGAAATCCAGATATGTCTTTCCGCTTCGCGTTGCTCCGCCCTTGAAGTTCCATCTATGATGCGCCTCGCGTACAAACTCCGTTTGTTTATCGCTTAACAGCATCTTGAAACTCCTTTAATAGCGAATCCAGCTTCTCTACCGCTTTGTTGTCCTCGTTCTTTACGTTATCAGCCTGTCCCAGCATATTTTTCCCCAACCAAATCAGCATCTGCACATTTCCACTTTTTGCCTGTAAAAATTGCCAGTGACGCAAGCTGAGTTTTGATTCCTGTACGCCCCACCGATACGCTTCCATCGCCTTTTTGTTGGCACGGAAGGTCGAATCTGCACATCCGACGGCGTGCGCAAGTTCTTCAATCGTCGCGCCCTCGGCTGCAAGCTCCTTGATTGTATCTAAACGCTCCTCGGTAAACTCAAAGCGTGGTCTTCCACCGGGCAAGCGCCCACCTCCTTCTTATGTTAGCGGGCGCTCGCCCATCGTTTAGGTGCTGCTCGCTCTCGCTCGCATCGAGCTTTGCACTCGGCGGCTTTCACGACGACGTGCACCAGCGCCCGAAACACCGGTTGCGCGGTTGATTCTGCGCTGCATTGCGGTCATGCAATCACCTCCTTTCTGCTACAAAAAAAGAGCCGCATGTGCAGCTCTTTCGTGGGGTTTATCAGACATCCATAGCCCGCGCCGAAAACTCTTTGTCCGGCGCTTTAATCTTTGCAAACTTCAAATCCGGTGTCCTGACCGGGCGCTTCACTGCCCGTGCCATCTCTCGCCCGTCGATGTACTTCAAGTCGGTTTCCATGCCGACACTCTGTAAAAACTCCTCCTTTTGTGCTCTGCTCTTAAAGCACAAGCAGACCCAATACTCAGTGTCGCACATGTCGCGGAAGCGGTCATTCTCCGCCTTCATGCGCTCGCGGAATCCTTTTTCAACCTCGCCCATTTCTTCAAGGCATTCGGCTTCGACATTTTCAAGGCTGTCCGCCTGCTCCTGTTCCTCCGGTTCGGGCGCGGAAGGTTCTTTTTTGTCCCAATAGCCCATTACATTTCCCTCCTCATAATTTCCAGTTCGGCAAGCGGAAACCATGTAATGATTTTTTCGTAATCTTCCGGATAATGCTCCTTGATCGGGGCAAGGAATCGGTAATCAATACCGTCAAACGTTCTGCCGAACAGCTTATAGTCAGGCGGAAGTTTCACGCCAGCCGAATCTATTTCCCGCAAAAGGTCGGCTTTTGTCCAATCATAGACCGGGTAAAAACACTTCCGATTGTGATTGATGCAGCCGTGCGTTTTCAGGCCGACGCGGCGCATAGGTGAATCCGCCATGCGAACGCCTGTTCCTGTATATGCGCCATCTGGCAGTCCTGCCGTCTGACGGACGATCTCGCCAATCATCGCGTCGTCGTATTCTTCGCCGGGTATGTCCAGCGCTTCGATTTTTGTCACATGATCCGGCGGCTGGAACACAAGCCCTCGCATCCAGCGGTAAAGGCTTCGGTGTGGCAGCCGATAGATATGCGTCCCGAAAAAATCCTCATAGTACGCAAGACTTCTTTCCACAAAACCAAGATTCGGGACACTATAACAGTAGTACGGTACGATGCGCTTAAAGTATCGGCGCATTTGCAGCCACGCCGCGATGCTGTCCTTACCGGTGGAGAAAGCAATGATCGCTGTGTCGCACTCCTGCGCCATCCGCTCGCAAAGCTCGGCGCTGTTGGTGTACTCAATCCTTTCATACATCGCCTTCATCCTCCTTCCTCATGCGCTCGCGCATCGCTACTTTTAGATAGCCGCTGACGGTCTCCCGCTTCGCATCCGCATGATTTTTCAGCCTTTCATACTCTTCCTTTTGCATTTCCAGTGCTACGCGGCGGATATGGCGCTCTTTATAGCGCCGGGTTGCCGCAATCTGGCTTTCATTCGGCATCCCATCACCTCCACCATCATTATAGCGCTTTTTCATATATGTGTCAACATATATTTTTCATTGTTTATATTTTGGCTTTTCCCGCCAGTGCATCATCCTGTACAGCAAGCCGTGTGAATTTTCCCATTCCAGCGTTTCGAGTATCTTGTCAAGCGACGATTTCGGCGGCGGGGATGGAAAAATATTTGTGCAACACAACGCCGCCAGCATCTGCTCATCATGCGTGATCGGAATTGGCTGCATAAAGCAGCTCGGGAATGGGGTAAACTGCTGTCTCCGCTGAATCCGATCTTCCAGCAGCTCAATCTCTCTTTGCAGTCTTCGGATGTTTTCTTGCCGAAGTTCTTCGTAGCGTTCTTCGGCTGTCTTTTGAGTTTGCTGTTTTTCCATGCCGCAAACCCTCCCTGCACATCCTCCTGAATCAGCATAAGCAACGCCGCTCCCTCTCTGCGTCCCTGTTTGCGTTGCGTCCCGATCTGCGCCGGAGGTAAAGCACAAATCACCCCAAAACAAAAGCCGTGACGTTCGCCGCGGCTTTGCTGCTGATTATTTGCCAGCGTCCTGCGCTTTGCGCTCTTCGCTGATTTTAATGTTATCACACGGTCGCACTCTATGTGTAGCTCCAACCGCTCTATAAGTCTACTGCAAGTCGCCTATAATTTCCCTCTTGTACGCCCAGCCCGTGCTTTCGGCCAGCCCCTGGCGCGCCGTCGCCTCAGTGACGGACAGTCCCTCGATAAAATACGCCTTGCAAAACTCTCGCACTCGGCTGACCTTCTCAAGTGTTTCGATTTGCAGCACAATCTTGTCGATCACCTCAAGCGCTGCGGAAATCGCCGTAAGATAGGCCATGCTCGCGGCTTGCAGCGCCTCGAAAGCCTTGTCACGCCGTATGACATAGGCTTCAAGCCCTGCACCACTGGACGAGCCGGACGGCATGCCCGTGAGCTTTTGCGCCGTCAGATAGGCGGCTTTTTCTTCCTCATAGGCTTCCTCCGTCCTCGCATACGCCTTGCGCTTTTTTCGTGTGTCAAGCAGCGTTCGCTTGTCCGCTTCCGTCAACTGCATTATTAACCTCCTTTTTGCACCTTTTTCTGAAATTTTTCCCAGCGCTCACGACTGCGCTTTCTGCCCGTTCCCTCTAGGCAAGCCGTGTAGCGGTTTTCCAGTACCGTCTTCCGTCGGTTGGTATACGCCTTGTACCTCTCGCATCCCGCGTGACAGCCGACCTCGCGGCTCACGCAGTCGCGGCATGGCGCGTCATCCACGGCTTTTCGCCTCCACAATACTTAATTTGTCTAGCGGCACCAAACGCTTTCTCCCTACTTGGTAATATATAATAGCAACATCAATCGGATTGTATTTTTCAAAAATTATTTTTGCGTCCTCGTCGTAGCAGCAAGAGAGCATCATGCAGACGCTTTTAACCCCAACAAAAATGCCGTCAAAAGGATGCTCTATAAATTTAATGCGTTCGCAGTAATGCTCGTCTTCAACTTCGAACATATTTTTGTCGCTGTCTTCAAAGATTGCAGCATCTATATGCGGCTCAAAATTTGTTATTGGATATCCTCCCGTCGCCGCTTGCCGTTTTTCCTTCCAAGGGATGACATTATAGTGATTCCCAGATTTTTTGATATATCCATCGCAATGTACCCATTCGCCTAGCGTCATGTTTTTCGCCTCTCTTTCTCCTTCTGCATTTCATCATACATCTTCTCAACGCATGCATCTTTCAGGGATATATGGAATACTTCACGGTCGCATACGGCGCATTGACCTGTAAGATGCCATGTTTTGCCCTCGTGATGCCATTTCCCGCATTGTATAAATGCGTGACGGCATAACTTCTGCCGAATTTTAGTCATCAGCTTTCCCACGGCGTTTCCCACCTTTCAGTTTCCGTCGGTTTGCGCAGCCAGCAGCGCCAGTTTTTACCATACGTATCGGAGATATCCCGTCTCAAATCAACATTTCCATCGCCAGCATACATAAAACCCTCTTCTACAAACGCTGGGTCTCCTTCATCATCAAATGGGCTGTATCTGTTTTCGCTCCATAAAAAACCAGTATAGACTTTCAGCTCTTCCAGCGTCAGCACGCGGTTCTTCGGCTCGGCGCGGCGCATCGCCATTCGGAACGCCGATTCAGGATCAATGCCGATTGGCGAACCCCAGCCGCATTTCGGGCAGACGTAGTAAAATGTGGCGTTACACAACAAATGCATCAACTCCATGTCAGCCCCGCATCCGGGGCATTTAGGCGTGTTATTCATGAATTGATCTCCTCTTGTTATTTTTCACCATTCAACAATTCGGTCATATTCACAATCGGCGTTGCACTGCCTCCGCTGATAATCGGCAACTGACCATTCCACTTTTTAATGTACTCTTTCTGGATTACTTTGTCCGTAATGTTCTTCGATTCTACTTCAAGGCGATAACTTTCTGCGTCAGCTTGAATCCTAACTGCTTCCGCATCGGCCTCAGCCGCGATCTTCTTTTTTTCTGCATCAGCCTGTGCCTTAATTTTTTCACGTTCTGCTTCGGCCTCGGCAATGATGGTCTGCTGCTCCTGTTCGGTCTGCGTTTGCAGTTTCTTCTGTGTGGCAACCTGTTTAGCTTCCACCGCATCGGTAAAGGCATCAGAAAAATCAATATCCGTAATGGCGACATCTTTGATTTTTACATCATAGATTTCCATTTTCGAATAAATAGTTTCATAAACTTCGCTAGAAATGATTCCTCGTTCAGAAATTAATTCTTCTGCCGTGTATTTGGAAAATACAGCTTTGACAGCATCCAGGATGCACGGCTCCATGATTTTACTGCCGTAATCCTCGCCAACCTGTGAATAAATACGTCTAGCTCCATCTTCTGACAGCTTATAATTACAGGTCATTTTGATATCAACCTGCTGAATATCTTTGCTGAATGCTGAACAAACGACCTCGTATTTCTGCCAGCGGCAATCCATTTTGACTACCGATTTCCACGGAGGAATGACGTAGAAGCCGGGTGTCAAAACATCAGCTTCAGCCTTACCCCAATTTAAGACAATGCCGACATATCCTTCTTTAATTGTCGTTGCAGACGCGGAATCCGCGCAGAAAAAAGCGATAACAACTGCGACAATCAAAACAAAAATAATAGTGCAAACCTTTTTCATAATTTTCCTCCTGACTTTTACTTTCTATAATTATTCCTTATCGGTTTTTACGCGGCTCTCAAGCTGTTCGATGTAGGCGAGCGCATCCCCGCACACATTTATAATACACGGTTCAGAATGGCCGTCATTATAAGGGCAATCCGTATGTTGCCCGTGGCACTCATCCACCCCGCAAGCATACAGCCCTTTCTTGATCTCATCAGGCGTTTTCATTTTTTTCGTTCTCCTTTTTTTGATATCTTCAAAAATTTTCTTGTCGATACCGAGACGGTACCTTCCTATCCCACATGCCTTGCACGTACCGAATAGGTAATACCGGCTTTCATCCTCATTCCATTCTGTAATTTCAAAACTCTTGTGACTGATTTCTAGGCGGTCAGCGTATGTGGCAAACTCGTCGAAGGTCAGCACCCGGTTTTCCGTCTCGACGCGGCGCATCACAGATGCACGAGCTTTCGCCTCAATCTGGCTGTCCGTGCTATCTGCGGGAATCTCAAGTTGCGGAGAGGTGCTATCCCCGCAATATGGGCATTTAGGCGTTTCACTCATCGCTCTTTCCCTCTCTTTCCGCTTCAAGCTGCTTGATGTAGGCGAGTGCGTTTTTATGTAGCTTTTGTACGCAGTTCTTGCTGGTGCTCTTAAAATATGGGCAATTCAGAGTACAACATGTCGCGTCACAAAGCTTAAGAGCCTTCTTTATTTCATCGGGCGTTTTCATCGTTCTTCCTCCTTTTCCGCTCCTTCTCGATCTCTGCCAGAAACTCCGCCCACATCGGCGCGTCAATCTCCGCATCGCCCAGACTGTCAGCCTCGGCGATATCCCGCGCCATCACATACAGCGTATTATCGCTCAGCGCCGGCAAGAACTGCTTGATAAAGCTCATTACACTCCACGGCATGTAGGTGCGCCGCCCCAGACAGTAGCGCACTGCGCAGATGCAGACAAGGCAGAAGTCATCTGTGTTAAAAATATTAATCATGGGTTTCCTCCACTGCATTTTGGAATCTGACATAATCCTCAGCCCGTTCTTTGCTCAAAAAGACTGGTCTCCAACGGTAACCCTTTAAAATCTCTTCATTGTCAAGTTCGTCCCGGAAATTTTTCACAGAGTATCTGACTTCATCTTCTCCCTTTTGAAGAATATAGATAGGTGATATTCGTTCTTCCCCATAATGACTGCAAGTTTCAATTTCATAAAGCGGAATTTCGCGCAGAAAATAACGTAGTACTTTGCAAGAGCAAGAACAAGGTTCTGTAAGTTCTTTCCCAGACGGTGATTTAAAATGGATTTTCCTCTCGTCGTCGCACTTGTCACATTTAACGTGCGAGTATTCGTATTTGCAATCAACAAGATACGCGCATTTCTGAACATCTTTCAAAAGCTCTTTGAGCCGGGTGTGCCGAATTTCTTTAATCTTTTCGTCCCAATTCTTCTTGATGTGGCTCAATTTCTTGATCTGAGCTTCGAGCCGATTATTTTCATTTTGGAGGTTTTCAACCTGAAATTGCAGTTCTTCAAAAGTGCTGCACCTCCATTTTTCGGCAAACTGTCGGAATGCTTCATGCGTCTCAGGATCGCAGAACGTCGGGAACTCTTCATCCGGATAATATTTGCTCATTGCTTTTCCTCCTTCGGCAGCTCTGGCAGCGGCAGCACCCTGTTCGTTATTGCGTCCTCGTGCTTCCGTAGCCTGTCACGCAGATGCCCATATCCGCTGAGCGCCGCGTATACCGTTGCAACAGGGCAGTTATCAAAGACACAATTAAAGAGAAGCTCGTCCTTTTCCTCGTCGGTCATGGTCTGGTCTGCAAATGCCGAACATCCAAACTCCGGACAAAGCTTTTTAAAGCAGAAATCCGTAATAGGCATACCATCCGCGCCATCATCACTGTAACGGATGTAGCTCCACCCATCTTTTTCGTAGACCAAATTGAGCATCACCTCGAAATTGCCTTTCGGGTCATCTGTTACCATTTTCGGCAAACTGAAAACGGATTTCTTTTGATTCTCATTCATGGCTTTCTTCCTCCTTCGGCAGCTCGGACAGTGGCATCCAGTGAGTGACCGGGTCGTTCCTCCCATTTCCCGTCGCCATAAAATACGCGTATGTCGTCAATATACTGGCCGCCCGAAAGCAAGCAGCTATCAAGACCACAAAGGTATGCTTCATGTTTTTTCTCCGGCGGCCTGTCCTTGACGCTGATCCACTCCAGCTTCTTTGCGTCCTTCTCCTCCGCCAGCTTTTCCAGCATGTCGGCAGCTTGCCGATTTGCTTCTTTTCTGTCGCATTTATTTTTCAAATTCACAGCACAGTCGGCGCATTTATGCTCGTCGCCTGCGCCGCACCTCAGGATTTTCACCAGTTCCGACACTTCGTATCTGTTTCCCGCATACTTGCACACCTCCGGGTGTTCGCACGTCGGGCACACATCGCCGCGATACGGACACTCGCCATTGGTGCAGACACCTTCAAACGCAGCGTACCATTTACATTTCATTTCCCGTGCCTCCACTCTCTCCCTCGGTTAATCTCCATCTTCTCCCGCACCGCCTTGTCAATGTCGATGCCCAGATACCCGGCGGCAGACAGTACCGTGATGATAACGTCCGCCAGCTCCTCGCGGAAGTGATCTGGGTCTTCCGTCGCAAAGATAAGTTCGCGAATTTCCATCGAAACGAACAAAGTAGCAATCGCGTTCTTTCTGGTTTCGTCGCTGTTTGCGTAAGTAATTATGTCAGCTATGCCGCTTTTTCGGAAATCCTCATTCGTCGCTATCAGCTTCCAAATATGCGTTTCATCCCACAGTCCATGTTTCACCGCGTCATCGTAGATTTCATCGCGCAATTCGTTCAAATCGTTCATTTCGTTCCTCCTCTAAAAATAACTACCATCGACGGAAAAGGCGCGGACGCTTTCGCGTTGCCAAACTTGATCCGCCCTTTCAAAAACCTAATTTCCGCCTGATGATAAATGTAGTCGTGAAAGGCTCGGGTGTCTGTTCTCGCAGGAATGAGCATCACCACCAGCGCACCTTTCTCAGCCTCGTCATGCGCTTTCTTGATCCACTTCGGGAGTTCTCGCCCGTAGGGTGGATTGCAAAACACCCTTTTACCCCCCCAATTTTGGGAAAGACCGTCCTCCGCCTTGGTGAAGTGTTCCGCGCATTTCGCGTTCTCGTGTGTGCAGCACGGGTCAAGGTTGAAACGGAACTCCGCGTCCAGCTCGTCAAAAAGAGCCTGCGGCGTTGCCCACTCGACGGATGCGCTCGAAAATAAACAGCTATTCACACTCGAACCTCCTATCAAAACGGCAGTTCTTCGTCGTCCACCTGCGTGAACCCGCCAAAATCGTTGTGCGGTTGCGGCGCATAGGCCGTCCCGCTGTCTTTGCTCGCCGCCGTCGTGTATGCCCCCGGCGCGCTCTGTGTGCTGCTCTGCTGATTCTGCGTCGTCAGGAACTCCACCTCGTCGGCGACGATATCCCATACCGTCCGCTTGCTCCCGTCTTTCGCCTCATACGTGCGGGTCTGGATGCTTCCCGTCACGGCTACCTTGCGCCCTTTGGCAAGATACTTGCTGCACAGCTCAGCCAACTGCCGCCACGCGATGACGTTCAGGAAATCCGTTTCCTGCTGACCGGTCTGCGGGTTACGAAAGCGGCGATTTACCGCAATCGAGAAGTTGCAGACCGCAACGCCGGATTGCGTGGATCGCATCTCCGGGTTGCGGGTCAGATTGCCGATCAGAAAAACCTTATTCACGGCCATTCTCCTTTTCTTCTCCGTATTTTTGATTTTTTTCAAGGTTTGCAATTCTGCCAATCTGGTTCAGGATCGTTTTTCGCATTTTTTGATTTTCCACAACGACTTTGTTCATGGAACCGAATAATCCATAACACGACGAAGCAACGTCTCTGATAAATTGGGCATTGCATTCAATTTCCTTGTCGGACATTTCTTGGATTGATTCAAGTCCTCGAATAATTTCATACCTCTTCACTTTTTCGATCCTCCCAAGTAATTTTTTATACATTCCGCAGCATCGCACCATCCCCGGCACACCGCCGCGCAATAGCCTTGTTTTTGCAAGTCATGCAGCCATAGCTTTTGACAGTCGCTGACCGTCCCGCCCTTCGTACGCTTCATCTCGACAAAAAGCCCGTGAAACTCTCCACGCGGAACAGGCAGGAAGATGTCAGGCACTCCGCTTTTCAGTCCCTCAGCTTTCATTCTGCCGCCCGTCATCCAGCTTCGCTTTCCTTCGTTGGGGATGTGGAACATCAGCGCAAGCTCTGGGTATTTTCCGCTCTGCATCGCCGCCCAGCGAAAAAGGGTCTGCTGCTCTTCGGATTCAGTCGGCACTTGCTTTTTCATGCTTTTCCTCCGTCAGCATAGCGTCATTGCCTCCTGAACAGGCGGCCGCTTTTTCTCCGGCTTTTCGGGCGCATATTTATTCAAAAAGTAAATCTGTCCCTTCGGCGTGATGACGGTCGTCGAGCTGATAAACGTCTTTTCTGCGCTGCTGACCGTCCGCTCGATGCTCCGCATCAGCCCCATGTCCACGCTTCTCTGTGTCGGTGCGTTCTGGTCTTTGGCGTTGGCCTTAATCACAAAGCCGTCGCGCCGCAGCAGATCGTACAGCCTCTTTTCCCCGGTTTCGTATCCCCTCTGCACCATCAGCTTCGCGAGCTGCCGGACGAGAATATCCCCTTCCGCCTTCTCCACCGTCTCGGCGAACAGCACCTTCGGAGCGTCGGCCTGAATCTTCGCGTTCGCCGCTTCAAGCTGTTTGTTCCGCTCGGCAATCTTGCGCTGTGCAACCATCAGAGCGTTGGCTAAGAGCTGGTCGTCGTCCATCATCTCCTGACCGGCAATGTAGCCACCGGTCTTGCGGATGCTCGGGATGACCTCGTCAAACACCCAGCTCTCAAATTTCTCCGCTTCCGGGAGCTTGCTGTGGGTGATAAGGCGATAAACGTCGCCCTCTGGGATGAAATTGATTTCCTGCATCTTGCCGCTGATAGGGGTACTGTGTTTCACCGTAGCCCTGCAATGCGCGGCAATCGCATCATTAGGCCGTGCATATCCCAGCGCCTTGGCCACATCCGAGCCGCAAAATAGCGTCCTTCCGTCCTCCTCCAGCACTCGCACCGTGCCGAACTCATCCTTGCGGAAAATCGTCACATCGTTCATGGTCTGTTCCTCCGTCATTGCATTTCTGAAAACCTCATGGTCGCGCCGTCAAAATACAGCGTAATCCTTCCGCATCGACCGCCCCGATTTTTGTCCAGAAACAGCTTCCTTTCAGGGTCGTCCTTGTCGTTCGGCGCATGCAGCAGGAGTACCGCGTCTGCGTCCTGCTCGATGCTGCCGGATTCGCGGAGGTCTGACAGTTTCGGCTCGTCGTTCCGCTCGCTCGCGCGGTTGAGCTGTGAAGCGGTCAAAACCGGGATTTTTAGCTCCATCGCAAGCGCCTTTAGCCCTCTTGTGACAACTCCGACTGCTTCCGCGCGGTTGTTTGTCTTCTGCCCTGCATCAAGCAGCTGCAAGTAATCAGCCACGATCAAATCAAGCCCGCCATGTGCTCGCGTCTTCAGCGCCATTCGGCGGATATCTTGCACGGTTCGTGCCCGTTCGCTGATGCAGAACCTCTCTGACGGGATTTCTGCAAAGCTGTCAGCGACTTTGATGATCTCGTCTTCCGTCAGGTTGTGGCGCTCGATTTTGTCTACCGAGACGCCGCTTTTCTGCGCCACAATGCGCCCGACGACCTCGTCTGCGCCCATCTCGCAAGATACCAACAGGATTCTTCTGCCTGCGTCCAGCGCTCGAACGGCCATATGCAGCAGGAGCGCAGACTTGCCGACGGAAGGCCGTGCGCCGACAACAATCAGCTTCCCTCCCGCAATCAGCAAGGATTGATCGAGCTTCGGAAACCCTGTCTTTGCGATGGGTTCAACCGCTCCGCTCGTGAGCCGTGTATAAAAGCCGCAAAGCGCGTCTGTGCCGCTGATAATGTCTCCGTCGTCTGTTTGTCCACCCAACTCGTTTAGACGCACCACCGCGCCATTGAGCAGCTCCGACGTGGATATCTCGCCATCGTTCGCGCTCTTGACTGTATCCAGGCACGTCTTGATAAGCGCTTTCCGCATTGCCGCTTCCCGGATATTCCGTGCCTGCTGTTCAGCAAGCGCCGTTGTGACGGTTTCCGTGGCGACGACGATAGCCTGTTCAAGGTCGTCGTCAGAAATCACGCCTTCAAGCGTCGGGATATCGCATGGACGACCTTGCCTCTCAAGCGCAAGCGCGGCCTCAAAAATTCGGCGGCAGAACGGGATTGTGAACCATTCGGCTTTAAGCCCGGAATCGCTTGCCTTTGCATCGCCCTTGATGATTGCGCCGCAGAATTCGCGCTCAGAGATCTCTTTCGTGAGACTTTGGTACGGATCGTCCATAGCTCATTCCTCCCTTGCTGTCAGGCGGCTTGTCCGCCCATGTATATCCTCGCTCTTTCTCCTTGCGAAGAATGCCATCGACATACCGCCAACATCGGCTTTTTTCTGTCGATCCTTGAGTTTTGTTTATGGCTTTCAGCAGATTTTCAGCTCCGTATTCAGCCCTGAGTCTGTCCATCGCGTCAAAGTCGCCCGAAGCACTGACAGGTAAGCCCATGCGCTTTGCAGCAGCCTCCACGTCTGCCTGTTCTTCCCGCATTCGCCGCAGTTCGTCGTCCGTCACGTCGTCGTAGGGGTTTGGGGTTACGTAACCACCACCAATATTCTTTTCTTGTTCTTTTACTTGTTCTTTTACTTGTTCTTGTTCTTGTATATACGCGTTTTGCTTGGTGTTGCTTTCGTCTGCTTCCGGTTGCTTGGCTTTGCTTGGCTTTGCTTGGCTTTGCTTCAATGTGCTTGCGTTTGCTTCCGTCTGCTTGACGTTGCTTTCGTCTGCTTCCGGTTGCTTGGCTTTGCTTGGCTTTGCTTGGCTTTGCTTCAATGTGCTTGCGTTTGCTTCCGTCTGCTTGACGTTGCTTTCGTCTGCTTCCGGTTGCTTGGCTTTGCTTGGCTTTGCTTGGCTTTGCTTCAATGTGCTTGCGTTTGCTTCCGTCTGCTTGACGTTGCTTTCGTCTGCTTCCGGTTGCTTGGCTTTGCTTGGCTTTGCTTGGCTTTGC